TTTTATATAAGTAATCAAGGTGAAGGTGATTTTGATTTGATAAAAATAGAATTTTTCGGTTTCTTACCATCATAAGGAGTATAAATGAAAGCAAAACATTTTGTTAAAAAACTTACTAAATACGTTGACATATATGATTTTTTACTTATTGAAAAGAAAGAAACAGTTGGTGAAGGGTCTGGTTGGATTGTCAAACCCGGTAAAGCAGAAGATGTTTTTTCTGCATGTGAAGAACAAACAGGAATATTATTATATAAAAAATATTGGGATGAACTGAATCTAAATGGTAATGCTTTCTTATGGAAACAATTTATGATGTATCCAGATTATAGAGGAAAGAATACAGGCAGTATAAAGGGTGGTAAAATAAACCATGATTATCTTTTTATAAAATATAAATGTAAATATTTGTTAGCAATACCAGAACCATTATATGTTCCTGATGATAAAAATCAATTCTCAACCCGAAACAGAGATGAATCTGAATTCGAAAAATCAAGAGATGCTTTGATTGATTTATATATAAAAAAATATACCTATAGAGGTAATTACAAAAGACATAAAGATACAGGACTAATTATAAAGGAGATGAAATAATGACAGTAGCATTAAGAAATTTTACAGGAGAATCTGGTGCCGATGCAGCAGGTAATCATTCAATCTCAGTACCAACTGGAACCACATCAGTTCATTTTCAATCATTGACAGTTTCAACTCGTGGTGCTGATATAGGTGCAGACGTAAAAGTTGCAATTACAGATGGTGGTAGAGAACGATGGATTGCATATTTGAGAAGTGGGCAGATTCATGCAGCACATTTCAATGATATAGGAAAAATTATTCTCGCTAATAACCCATCAACATTAGGTATAACAACAGGTGCTGGTGGTGCAGCTTGTATTGTAGTGGTTTCTGCTGTTGTTGAAGCAAATGTAAATCCAAATTTTGGAGATGATTCATTCTAATGACAACATGTGGTTTTGACACAAATATAAACAAAGCAACTCCAACTAATTTTGAGTTGATATTTCCAGTTCTACCGCAACAGGTTTCACTTGCTGCGAATAACGAATTGATATTGAACTTACAGGGAGTTGTGTTGCCTTCAATGAGTTTGAACCCGGTAGAGGTTTATTGGCAGGACACCAAGCATAAAGCAGCAGGTGGTCCGATGGAGTTTGACCAAATGACGGTTCAATTCATTGTAGACTCTACTTTTCTAAACTGGAAAGTATTATATGAATGGATGACCTATATATCAAACAATAAAGATAAAATGATGGAAGAACACCATAAATTTGCTGTTGATTCATCATTGTCAATTCAAGATAATTTTCAACGAGAGATTATGAGAATCGGTTTCGTTGGGATGTGGCCGACAAATGTACAAGAAACTTCATTTTCAACACGAGAAGCAGAAGTGACCATTGAAAGTTCAGCTACATTCACATACGATTATTTTGAACTAAAAGGCTAAAAAATATAAATATAATTGAACAAAATTATTTTTTTGGAGTAAAAAATTATTATGTCATATAATCATGCAGAACATTGTGAGCCGATTCAAGAAGCATACGAAAAAGTATTGAAAGAAAGTACACTTTTTGAAGCGACTTTGACAAAAAAACATTTTATAGCATTGGCTGCTATGTTGAAGAACGCCAAGACGTTAGATGGATTGAAAGAAGACATTCTAAATTGGGCGAGGTCTTCTAATCCAAATTTCGATGAACAGCGTTTTAGAACCGCAGCCGGAATGTAATTTATAAAGAGGAGAAAAGATAATGGCACTTTATTTAAGCCCACTTGTAGATATCAATGAAATTGACTTATCTACAACGATACCTGCTGTAGCAACATCAATTGCTGTTACAGTTATTCGTGATCCCTTCAAAGGACCAGAAATGAAAAGACAACTTATTACAACCATTGATGAGTTGATCGACACTTTTGGTGAACCGACATCAGGATCATACAGAGATATTCTATCTGCCACAGGATATTTGAAATATGGTAATAAACTATATGCAACTGCTGCATTCGCACCGAGCGCAACATATGCGGGTGTTCATGGACCATTGAACGCTACAACATCTGCTGGAAATGTTGTGCCTTATACGGTTACCGCAAGTGGTGCATATGTTTTGAGTGATTTCAGCGCAGAAGACCCTGATCTATATGGAGATGAGTCAGTTGTATTCGATACAGGTAGAGCAGATCAAAATTCACATATTTCATTTATCGGAAGCAGCAGAGGTAAATGGGGCAATTTTGTAAAGTTAGCTTTCATAGGTAAAAATGTATATAATGATGTTCGTGCTGGAAGCAGAACATATGCTCAGATTGGAATTTCATCTGATCTATATGATGATATTGATTCTGTAGACGTTTCATTTGATACAAATACTAATACAGAGTTTCTTGTACTTGTAAAAATAGCAGAGCAAGATCAGATTGATAAAGCAAACCCAACTTACGCATTAAAAGAAGCATGGATGGTTTCTACCAATGACCGTAAACTGGACGATGAGGGAGCAAATATCTTTTGTGAGAATTTTCTAAATCAGAATTCAAAATATATTAGATGCTCAATCAAAGGATCAGCACAAAATACTGATATGAGCAATGTCTTCATGGCAGATTATGTAAATTTGGGTGGCGGTCAAAATAGACCACATACAGAAGTTGAAGATGCAGATATAATCACAGCATTTGAGCTTTACGAAGACCCGGAAGCAGTAGATATCAATCTTTTGGTTGATTCAGCTAAATCAACAACCATTCAGGCAGAGTTGATCTCAATAGCTGAAGATAGAAAAGATACGATGGCACTACTTGACGTTCCTGAAAGCATGGTTGTAAATAACCGAGGAAATGAGGTGACAGACGTTAGAGATTATCGACTTGGTAATCACTCAACAACTAACTTAAATGAGAACACAAGTTATGCTGCACTTTACGGTAACTGGCTTGAGATGTATGATAAATGGGCCGGACGTTACCGTTGGGTTCCGATGTCAGGCCATGCTGCTGGTATCTATGCTAATACAGACGATGTAAGCGATCCTTGGTTTGCACCTGCTGGATTGAATCGAGCAATCATTACAAATATTCGTAAACTTGCTTTCAATCCTAATCAAGCAAGTCGTGATATCATGTATAAAAATGGTATCAACCCTGTTGTATCATTCTCAGGACAAGGAAAGGTTGTTTGGGGTCAGAAGACAATGCTCGATAAGAACTCAGCGTTCAATAGAGTAAATGTCAGAAGACTTTTTATCATCCTTGAAAAAGCAATCTCAACAGCAGTTAAATATTTCTTGTTTGAACCTAACGATACACTTACAAGATTGCAGCTTATCAATATGATTGAGCCGTTCTTGAGAGATGTTAGATCAAGACGAGGAATCTATGACTTCTTGGTTGTCTGTGATTCAACAAATAATACACCTGAAAGGATTGACCGAAATGAATTGTGGTGCGATATCTACATCAAGCCTACCAAGGCTGCTGAATTTATCGTTCTAAACTTCATAGCTACAAAATCAGGAGCATCATTTACTGAGTTAGTAGCAGCCGGATCAACACCAACAACAGGAGTATAAAATATAAATAAACTAAATGGGGTGCTCGGCACCCCTAAAGGAGAAAAAAATGCCAGTACGTTTTACAATAGATGGCTTCAAGAGTAATTTTAGAGATGGGCAGAGAGCGAATCTATTTTACTACTTGCCAAACTTTCCAACATTTGCACAGACAGGTGATATGGATAATAGTCGTTCAATTTATCTTGTAAAGTCAACATCATTACCTGAAACAACTTTGGAAGAAATTATGTTGAATTGGCAAGGGTATGATTTTCCATTCGCTGGTAAACATACATTTGCAGAATTATCTGTCAGTTTCTTGATGGACCTTGATACATACATTAGACAAAACTTTGAGAGTTGGATTAACAAAATTCACAATCCAGTTACAAATGAATATGCATTGCTAAATGAGTACATGCTTGACCAGAGATTACAATTGTTAGGTAATGATGGTGAACCTGTACTTGAATTTACGCTACATGATGCATGGCCGAAATCAGTTGGTGCTGCATCAATTGACTATGGCACAAATGAAATCACAACATTTGACGTAACATTTAGATATGTATACCATACGGTATCGGATACAGCGACAGGGGGTTAATAAATGAAGAACTTAGAGAAATTTTTAGAATACCTTGATGAAGCAGAAGAAATGACAGCCGATACTGAAAAGGTTCGTGATGGTGCATGGATTGTAAATAGGAATCAAACGAATACGGATTATGAGGGTGGTGATTTTCAAGACCCTCGAATTGCTATAATGTATGATGGAACTCAAGGTCATAACGGTTGGTATTGGGAAGTAATTGAAGGTAAAAATGTGGTCGGTACAGCTAATAAAGTTTTCAAGACAGCAGACGATGCTAAAGAGGATGCTGAAACATGGATTGAACGCTTGAAAGCTGAAGCTGACCCTGAACCTGATCTTGGTAGGATTGGTGAAGGATATAGGTCGGATAAATCAGGTGCTATTCCAATGAAGGATTTGAACCAAAGAATAGTAAAAGCAAGAAAAAATTTGGCTAAAAATCCTGACAACCCATCAGCGCAAAAAGCATTGGATAATTTACTTGACTGGAAAAAGAAAAAAAGAAGTGGGTATTTTGAAGAATAATTCGTGAGGTGTTCAAAATGGCAAACGATAGTTTCAATATTGTACCGGGCATGTCAGCTTGGGTTGACATGAATAAAAAATATAAAAACGCATACTTTAGAAAACTTGAAGCAGAAAAGAAAAAAGAAGTAGTTGATGAGCCACTTCCAGAGATGGAAGAAATCGAAGTAGAAGAAGCACCGATTGAAATTCCAGAGATATGTAATTGTGATGATAGGTGTGAATGTGAATGTGATGATAGGTGTGAATGTGAATGTGAATGTGAATGTGATAGTGATAACGAATTAAATATATGTCCTGTATGTGGAATTGATATGCCCGAAGATAAAAAGTTTTGTAGTAAAGAGTGTTTCTATAAAAGAGGCACAATAAAGTCGTGAGGTAAAAAATGAGTAAACAAAGAAAAATTGTATCACCTATAAAAAAGGTGAGTAAAAAAGCTGCACCACCGCAGCCTGAAGTAGTCGAAGAAGTAGAATATGTTGAAGAACAACCAACTCAACAGTTCAAAGATTTCAAGGAATATTTGAATGTTTTCGAGTTTGATTGCATTCTTCCGGGGTCTGGTAAACGAATTCGTTTCAAACCAATGACAGTAAAAGCACTAAAAAGAATGCTGACACGAGAAGATGAGAACACAAGTGCTGAAGCATATACTGAAATGTTTGATGAGTTATTTAGAAATTCTGTTTTGAATGAAAATTTTGACCCACATGAACTTCTCGTTTTTGATAGATATGTATTACTATTAGAAATAAGAAAGAAGACAAAAGGTGAAAAAAGCGAAGTTACTGTTACTTGTGGAAAATGTAAAGGACAAAGTGTACAAAGTATTGATTTTGAGGATATTGAAATTTTACCTGTACCGGATAATATTGATTATACTATACCAATCACAAGCGATTTGTCCATTACTATGAAATATCTTACACGAGCAGATGAACTTGTAGTATTTCAAATTGCCAATGAAGAAACAAAAGGAATGAAACAGCTTCAAAAAGAAACAGAAACCGCAATTTGGATGGATGCAGCAGCAGTAGATGAGATTGTTACACCACAAGGACCGCAACCGGGTATTACAATATACGATAAAAAATATCTGTTAGAAAATTTACCACAGCCATTATATGCAGAGATTCAGGGATGGCATGAAAGATACAAATTTGGTCCTGAATTAGAAATAAAATTGAAATGCCCTCATTGTAAACATGAATTGCAAGAAGATGTAACTGACCTAAATTTTTTTTAGCAAATAATTTGTTTTTTTGTCAAGGTGACTTATCAGATGTGGTCAAATCACAATTTTTTCTGGCGCAATATAAAATAAGTGTGACAGAAAGCAATAGCATGGCTCTATTTGAATTTGAGGCATTTTTGAATTTAGCTTTAGAATCAAAACAAAGGGAAATAGACGAAATAGAAGATGAAACAAGAAGTCTTCAATCACAGATGTCACACTTGGGCAAGTAAGCCCAATGGATGAAACGAGTCTAAAGGACATTTTAGACTCGTTTTTTTATTGAAATGGCAGACGAACTAAAACAAGTAAACACAAACATAAAAAACTTAGTACAAGAGATCAAGACCTCATATGACAAGATTGGTCAGCGAGTTGGTAAAGAAGTCAATGATATATTGAGTCCTGAACTTCAAGAACTCAAGGGTGTTTTTGATGATGCCATAGGTGCGACTAAGGATTCGGGTAAGGCATTATTAAATTTCTTTGGTGCTGGTTTGGATGAAGACGCAAGAGCATTGAGAGCGCAAGAAGATACTGCTAAACAAGCCGATTCACAAACAGAATTGATGCGTGGTACTACAGCATTGCGAGGCAAGGGCATGAGAATTGAATCTCCTTGGCTCACAAAAATGGGCAAGTGGTTCGGTGAAGTTTATGACATAATGAAACGTGAAGAAAGAAGAAAACTTGGTTTCTATAGAAAAAAAGGTGGTTGGCTCTCAAAAATTATTGAAACACTTTTTGGTATACCTCTTTTACTTATTGGAGTAGCATTAGGTGCAATTGTCGGAAGACTTCTAAAACCATTCATGGTTTTGGGTGAAACATTAAAAAGTATTGGAAAGGTTCTGACCTTTTGGCAAGGTCAAAATATTATGACACTTTTCAGAAAAGGGTTTGTTGGTTTCTTCAAACAAATTTTTAGTATAAAAAATTCACAGCGACTTGCTAAAATTCTCAATGCCAAAAATAGCGCAATAGGTAGATTCATAGCACGAGTTATCAATCCATTTTTTGTACTGGCTAATGCACCAAAATTTTCAAAAATAGCAAAATCATTCAATTTTGTTATAGGTTTTTTCAGGGGCATTGGGAAAATCTTCAGTATTATCAAAACAGCAGCAATGTGGGTCTTGAGATTACCTATTCTCAGATTTGGATTGAAAGGATTCTTATGGGGATTCAAAAAATTATTTTGGCCGATACAAATAGTTCTAAGTGTTATTGATTTTATAAAAGCCTTTACAGCTACAGAAGGAACTTTGCTGGAAAAAATTCAAGCTGGTATCAAAAATGTAATCGTCAAATTTTTCGAATGGCCGTTGATGGCACTTGGTAAACTTTACGATTGGATACTCAAAAAACTTGGTCTTGAGCAATATATAACAGAAGGTGGTTCAGGAGCAAAATTAGTAGAATGGTTAGGTAAGGCCGTTGATATGGTTTTCACAGGTTGGAAATTGATTTTCGGTTTACTTGCGGATGCATTAGGACCATTAGTTTCCAAGCTCAAAGATTGGATAGCAAATACTGATTGGAAAGGTATAATAAAAGATATTGTAGATGCATTTACTTGGGTTATTGGAGTACCCGGAAAAATAAAAGATTGGATATTAGATAAACTTGGATTTGAAAAAGAACCTGAAGTTGGTGAAGAAGGTTGGAAGTATGATCCAAATAAAAAATATTCAAAAGAAGAAATGCAAAAGATATCAGAGTTGGCAGCAGCACAAATGAAACGAAACAGAGAAAGGATTAGAGCGCAAAAGGAACAAGCAGAGAAAGATGCAGAAATGAGAAAAGCAATGTTAGAACATTCAGAAAAAATGGGTGAATTGGGTGAAAAACCGGGTGTCATACCAGTACCAGCAAGTGAAAAAGATAGACCACAAAATCCAATGTCAAACATGGCCGATCCTGAAACATCAGTAGGAAATTATGGAGTTCATACGTCTGGACTTTAATGGAGAATAAAAATGGGAGTAAATGATTATATTTCTAATCCACAACTTAGAGCAGCAGCAAAAAGATCAAAAGAAACAATAAATCAATCTTCAAGAAAAGATTTACCAAAAGCTGATAAAAATTTTGGAAAACACATAATCCAAATACCGGGTGAATTTTTTCCACATGCAGAATTCAAAGAAGCATTATGGTGTCTTATAGTTCCGAAACAGTTGAAGGGTATGAATACAGCAGGGCGAGGTGGTACTTTACGAATTGGCAAGACAGGTACAGCTTTCAAATTCTTAGCGCCTGAAACAATCATTGAAGCACACAACCATGATTGGCAAGAGTACGAATCAATTCAATCTAAACTTTTGCAGAAGATTGTAACATATAAAACAGGATTCCAACAGGCAAAAGATATTGCTGAAGGTGTCAAAAAAGAAATCTATCAGTTATTCCAAGCAGGGAATTTTCCAGCAGGTCAGCAGCTACTTGATGCTACTATCAATGCATCTTCAGTAGGTATACCAAAATTCAAAGTTGATACACCATTAGTATATAAGGCATCACAAAGACGTAACTGGAATTTGACTTTCATCCTTGCTGACGCTTCTGGTGGTAAGAAAATCATGGAAGCAGTAAAACTACTTCAGAAATATGCTGCACCTTTTAGTAGACAGGATGTTCTATCAATTGAGTTTCCTTGGGTTTTTGAGTTGTCTACAATCCCTGAAGGATTGATTCATGCAAACTTTGCTGCGCTTACTTCCATTCAGCCATCTTGGATGTCGCCTTATATAAAAGGTAGACCAACTCGATGTGAATTGACATTGAGTTTTGTTGACATGTCACCGTTGTTTGAGAAGACAATTGAAACTGGCGGTATAGTAAATGTAGTCAATTCTGAAGGTGGTAATCCGGGTCGATCAGTACCAGAGGTCAAGGCAGATTATGCAAAAGGGATAACACAAAGTTTTGGTTATGCCAAGCAACCAGCATCAACTGTTTCCCAATCAAAATCAGGCGGTAGTGGTGGTACTCGTGGATTTTAATAAGGAGATAAACTAAATATGAGTGAGGAACAGAACGGTAACGGCAATGGAAAATTAGCAAAGAAAAGGTTTCAAAATAAAGCAGCATTAGCGTGGGTGTCTATGGTATCTATGATTGGGTTTACAATTGCTTTATGGTTCCTTGTTCCTGAAACCCGACTAAAGATAGTTGCTGAAGCATCAGCATGGATATATTTTGCATTTACGTCTGTAATAGGTGCCTCGTTAGGTTTGAAAACTTGGAGTGAAAAGAAATAAAAGGGGGATACATGAGGAAACACTTGAAACCTGTATTCCTAATTTGGGTGCTGCTGGCATCTCTAATAGGGGTTGCAACAGTATTTGGATTTACTACAGGACTCGTAGATCAAATCAACAAAGTCGATTTTACTAAAATTACATTTCTAATTTATGGAACATTTCTAATTTATACGGCAAAAACTGGAATTCTTACCTACCACGCAGCCGGGAAAACAATCTCAAGAGAAAAATTAATCAAACAAAATGAGCAGGGCTGGTTCGCCTCAGATTGCTTTGCCTTTGCTGGTATGATTGGTACGGTTATTGGATTCATTTATATGATGTCAGGCGCAGAGTTTCAAAACATCACCAATGCAAATGTTCAAAACATAATTATTTTCGCTCTTGGTAAAATGGGATTAGCATTATATACAACTGCATCAGGATTGATTTGTAACCTGTTACTGAAAATACAGCTATTCAATCTACAGCAATATTTGGACAGATGAGAAGACAATATTATAACCAAACAAGTTTCTTAGATTTATTATTCAATTTTCTGTTGGCTACAACCATCCTTTTAGTCATTGCTGTTTTGCATATAGTCATTGAGAATAATAAAGCTGACATACAAAGAGATGCAGAGTACATCCTTACAATGACATGGGATAAAAAGATAGATGCTGACATGGATATATGGGTCAAAGACCCACGAGGCGATCTGTTATGGTATAGACAAAAGGAAATCGGTGTCATGCATCTCGATAGAGATGATAAAGGACATATAGGTAATGATTGGGTAACAACCGAACTTGGCGATATTATCTATAATCCAAATCAAGAGATTGTAACAATACGAGGTGTGATACCGGGTGAGTGGATCATAAACCTACATCTATTTAGAGTTTTGAGTACTGTCTATTTGCCGTGTGAAGTTGATGTAACTTTGATAAAACTGAATCCAAAAGCAACTACAATTCTCAATAAAAAATTAGTCTTCAATGAATATTGGGAACAGCAAACAGTAGCAAGATTAGATATTTCAGAAAGTGGTGATATTTTGAGTGTAGAAGATGGACCGTTTATTGACATGATAGAAGATAAGGTAACAAGATCATCGTCAACCCCACCACGAGGGGGTCCGGGTCCATGACAATAATATTAACTTTATCATTTCTTTTGCTGGCAACGATTGCTTGTCTGGTTCTTATCAACTCTGACAACCCATTTCTAAAAGCTGGATTAGTAATTACAACTATATGGTGGGCGATTGCTATGTACTTTATCCCAAGTCACTTTGCGGGATTTCCAAAACAAGTTGATATACTACCACACAATGCATGGGTTTTGTCATATAAAATAGTTGAGCCATTAGGTAATAATCAAGGCGGGATGTACTTTTGGGTTATCGAAAAATACGAGAATGATTTGAAAGTACATAGATACAATCCTATGATGGCATTCAGAGTGATAAATTCAAAAGAACCACGAGCATATAAACTTCCTTATAGCAGAAAAATGCATAAACAATTAGAGCAAGCTCAAAAGAATGCAGGACAACGAGGGGGTAAGGGTGGTTTATTGAGATTCAAACATCACGGTGGTGGATCAGAAGAAGATGAAACACCTAAAGGTAAATTTGAAATTGTCAACCCTGTTGATTTATTACCACCTAAAGATTAGACTAACGACTCAGGTGTAGTTGCATAATGCCCCTTTTTATAGAGAGCTTTGACATGTTCTATATAATGAATAATTTTATCAAGGTCTTCTTCAGGTTTGCCTTTATCGCTTCTCCATCGTAACAAATATTTTAACGCATTCCCTTCCCAAAAATCTAAATCGTTTGCTTCAATAATTTCCCAAGGTTGGAGGCCCATTTTCTTATAATGATCACCACCAACCTGAACTTCTAAAGTTTTCAAGTCACATTCACCTCACAAATTTTCTCCAATCGGGCAAAAGTTCAAACACCCCATTGATCCTATTTATATATGGATGATCCTTCAATTCAGGATGATTGTATTCTTGGTTCCAAGGTTGGTTC